CTTTAGAGTATAATAGGTACAATAATGAGGCGTCTGTAGCCTTCCGACCTGATGAATTGGCGAGTATAAGTAATCGAGCACAAGTGTGTATAAATGATGAAGTGTATGTGGATGCTGAAGCAGAAGGTATAATAGATGAGCTCCTTGAAAAAGTGGTGGTCGCTAATGAATACGTTGTAGATTTTGTTAGCATTATGTCAGAATGGATGCAGTGGGTATTAACGAACATAAAAGATAGTATTAGTAATTTTATTAAATCAGCGTTAGATAATCCCATACCTTATATGATAGCAAGTGTTATGATTATTAATTGCTTTATTTTTATTAAGTCATATTGCTTTGGTAAGTTAGTTATTGAAGATGTACAGCCGTTAGAGGGTTGGAGGCGCGCTTTCAAGCAAGCCAAAGATACCAGACAGAAGTTGTGGGTGTCATTTTCCCCACAGGGAGTTAGCGAAGAATTTAGTGCCCAAGTCAACAACGTAAGTAAACATTCTAGGCTGTTACAAATATGTGATGATAATAACAAGAGTAGTTTAGGTCATATTTTAGTAAGTGGTAATTATTTTTTAGCACCAAATCATTACAATTTACATTGTAAATTAGTGAATATATACCAAAGTTGGGAGCATTTTGAGAATGAGCACGTCGAGCTAGAACAAGTTAGAGTGGTAGCCGTCAAAAAATATCCGTTAGTAGATCTGGCTGTATATAAATTTGAATCTACCATGCCATTGTATAAGAAATGCAATGTTTTGTTTAGTAAGAATGACAATAAGGTTTCTTTTGAACATTATGCTGTTGCTTGTAATAATATATGCCCATTACCAACTGGGGTAGCTATATTGAAAAATGATGTACCTGTGAGTTATGAAGCGAATGGTAGTGCTGTTACACACCACAAGGAAACGGGGTGGTTTACACCTTTGTCAGGTAAAGGATTATGTGGCACTGTATTAGTATCATCATGTGGAAGCATAGAAGCTATGCATGTAGCTGGCATGGGAGCTGTAGGATATATGGTAGTCCCACCTTTGTTTGTGAAAGAAGAAATTAAGAAATTGATGTCATTAGGACCTGAATGTGAGTATGATATTGATACTAAAATCATTCCAAATTTTTCTGGAGCTAGACTGAGATATGATGCCGACGAGATTGAAAAGAAATACCCAGTAGGTAAAACTAATTTCCGACCAACCAAATTTCATGTTGATTATAATAGAGAGATGGCAGAGTTATGTGAAAGTATGAATGTCGAAATGAAAGGACCTCCAATTATTGATAAACCCATTGAGGTATTAGAGGATATGTCGAAGAAAACGTTTGTCAAGCAAGGAAAAGTCAGTGTAGAAGAGTTGCAGTTTGTACAGGATTATCTCACTGATTTAATACCAGAATTTGATGATACAGATTGGGAGACCGCTGTTTTTGGTGGTGACAAGATAGCTAAGCTTAATAAGAATTCGAGTAATGGATATGGCTGTGAAAAAGATAAAGAGGATTATTTTGATTATGATAATAAGGAAATATTACCTAAAGGGCGATCTTTGCTCAATGAGTTTGAGAGTAAATGTGCAAATGATGAAATAACCATAAAAGATATTTTATGTGTAGAAGTGTTTAAGGATGAGTTGAGATTAGAGCATAAGAGGAAAAATCCACGAACGTTTCGTGTAATGCGGTTACCC